TGCCTTAGCATTATCATCTAAAGCATCAATCTGCGCTTGAGTGAAATCGTCCATCCAATGATTGCGGGCTTGGATTAATAATTCAGCCATGCTTCTCCTCTTTCTTAGGTGAGGCGAAGAATTCCTGAACTTGCGTATTGCAAAGTAAACGTTCCGGCCGTTACTGACTGAGTGCCGCCGAAGTCAATAGCGCAGATCAGGGTATTGCATGGGCTGACATCATACAAGACAGCAAAGTTGCATGAGAAGGTAGCTGTCGTCCATGCGGTATCATCGGCGTCGAACATAGCCGTGGCGGCTTCAGTTACTGACTTAGTCGCTAATGTAGCGCCCCCCGCAGAGTAGCCCGTGCCTATTACTTCGTAGGTTGTCGCGTAAACAGTATCTCCTGCTGTAAAAGTAAAAGAAGCCATATACAACGCACATTTTACTGTGTCATTGACTAAGTCCATGAGCTTCTTCATAATGTGAGACTTGAAACGATTATAGACTCCACTGGCCATGTTAATTTCTCCTATTCTGGGGCTGACATCCCTAGCGCGGGAACAATGCAAGTAACGTCTATCCCGCCCTTGGAATTCCTGGTTCTTATAAATGTCAAATCGGTGTCGATTGTAGTCTGGCCGTCAGGCGAGACAATCTTTCCCTTTTGGATCATGCTCCTGCTATCTCCTGCGATCTTCAACTGTTCATTATCATCGATCGTTTGTTGCTCTAAAGCTTCTACTTCATTGAATTTTGCTGTCAACGGAACCGTCATCTGTTCAAGTTTGCCTCTGACGTTTTCTATCCTCTCCATGAGTGTCCTCCTATTTGATTATACAGCGTTTGCACCTTCGGCAGATACGATGGCCAGGATCGAACCATTTCTCCCGCGCGAAGTTTGGACTTATTTCCGGCTGGTAGTAGTCTTTGAAATTCTGAACCCACTGGCCGTATTTGTCTTTCTTCCTGCGCCATATCGAGAACCCGATCTGCTTCGCGCTTTCTTCGCTTATTTTACCGATCCATCTGGGATCGCGCTCAAGCACGAAAGGCTGGCCGCCTGTCTTCAAGATGTAATGCCTTGGGCATTTTATCTTCCTGAAATACAGGGGGCACTTGTACTCCGGCACAACTAATATGGCGCTCTCTTGACTCATTTCGCCTTTATCTGAATAAGATCAGCAGGAGCTATTCCAGCGAGCGTGGACATGGCATCAGCCAGCCTCTTAATGTCTGTTCCTGTCTCTGGTTTCCCTCTGTTCGGCTTCAACTCTGCCATTCGCGCGGCCGCTGCTTTGTATTCAGCGCCTTTCTTGTATTCTGCGATCTCTTCAGCAGTTGGGCACTTGACAGAAAGAATGACTCCGCTCCTCTTGAAAACTGTGAAAGTATACTCAAGGAGTCCAGGATGCAACGGACCTATCTTCTTTCCAATATGATATCCATTCGTATGATAAAGAGCGACTTTTTTGTGATCAGTGAAATGCTTTACTGTGATCTGCTGATTGTTTCCGAGCGCTGCTACGCTGGCTTTTCTGATCTCTTCGAAAGGTTCTGCTTTCTGCGCTTTGACTTGCTCTTCTAAGACTGCTAGTCTCTTACGCAGCTCCAATACTTCCTCTGAAGTTTGAGGTTGCTCTCCGCCTTCTATTTTACGCTTTGCCATGTTCCCCTCTTTTCGAGTTTGCCTTCAATGAGGAGGGCAATAAGCCCTCCCCCGAAGTTTTTGGTTAATACAATTATGCAGCAGTCAAGAACAGCATCTCATCACCGCAGGCTTGCGTCATAACTGCGGATCCGAAGAATTCGCTGCCTGTTACTTGCCAGCCAACAAATTCGCCCTTGTGCTCAACGTCGATACGGAAACGCCTCTTCGATACATACTTAATCGCTTCGCGGCTGAATGCTCCGCCAGAAGCATCGCGAGACGTTACAGTCACGTTCGCGTCTGCGTAAATATCGAATCCGAACATACGGCCACTGAACCCATTCCTTGCGATCTCTTCACCCACGCTGCCAACTCCGCCAGCCAGCATGTACGGATAGTGGTTTGCGTCGGCCGTAGCCGCGGCTAGAGTCAACAGACCTTTGCTAGACCAAATATGCCCAGGATGCAATACAAGATTATACGGAGCTGGAGAAACACCTTTCCGTAAGAAGTTGTAAGCGTCGAACACATCTTGGACTATGATAGCCGTATTCGCTGCGCCCTCGTTCTGCGTGAATGAGACGAACAAAGTACAAAGCGCCTTATCTCGCGCTGTCGCGTTCGCTCTGCCAATCAGGGTTCCTGCCACTGCCATCACGTCGTCAACAGAACCCAACATCGCCAACTCTTTCAAGAACACGGTCGAACCAGTATTCTCCATCGTCGCGGCTGAAACTGAGCCGGAATCGATAGCTTGGTTCGCCAAGTCTTGGTCGTTCTCTGCCGTCAATACTGCGATCGGGGCAGTGTTGTGAACAATGCCAGCGCCAGGGAAATCGTAACGCATTACTAACCCGAGAACGATATCCAACTCTTGAGCCGCTAAAATAGACGCGGAAATAGCAGTAGGGATCGTCTCCGTCAATGTCGTGGTCGTGGTTCCGCTTGAGACATCGCCGCGCTCGTTCAAAAGCGAGAGCGAGATGCCCATCCTGAACCATTTGATTAAATGCTTGATCATACGTTTACTCCTTTTGTTTTCAGTTGTCCTCTTATTTTTTGGGTTATTTCTTGCACTTTCTTCCAATCCCTCGCGTTCATAGCCTTGGCATACTCTTCGTTCAGTTCATTAAGGCTGATCTGATCGTTGTTCGCGGCTTGCTGTTGAGTGCCAGCGCCGCTGCCTGCCCCTGCCCTGTGGGTTGACTTGACTAGATAAGGGCGTGCTTCTAAGAACTTCTTAATCCCTTCCGCAATGGGAAGTTGAATATCAATGCCGTTGGAATCTTTTGCCTTGATCGTTACGTTTCCGTTGGCGTCCAGAACAGCGGTCTGCTTTATCATTGCTAAAGTCTCTTCCGCGTAGCCGTTCTGTTTGTTTATCTCGTTTATAAGAGCGTGACTGACCTTCAAGTCGCCAATCTCAGCGTCTTTCTTGCTGACAAGCTCTTTATGCTGGTTGATCTGCGTTTCAAATCCTTTCTTAGCTTCATCGTACTTCTTTGCCTTCTCAAGCTCTTCTTGAGCGTGCTTGTCCTGCTTCTGCAAGACCTCTTTCTTGAAATTCAAAAGCTCGTCGTGGTCTGCGTACTTCGCGCGCTCTCTCGCTAACCTTGTCTCTACGACATGGTCGATCACCTTCTGCTGCTCTGGGGTAAATTTAGTGTCTCCAGCCGCGCCATCGCCTTCTTTTTCTTTCCCTGTCGTGGCATCAACTTCGCCTTTGTTACCGATGCTTAGACTCCAATACATCAAGAGATGACCGATTGTCCCGCCGCCGATTAAAGTCCATAATAATTCTTTCATGCTACCCTCCGTTTTCCGCCGAGTTGGGCGTCTTTGATTTGAATAAGAAAGGCATCCTGTCGCGTATGCTAAGGCCGCCCGTGTTTACATTTCCATTCCCGTTATTATTCGGGTTCCCTTTCGCTTCTGCTTCTGTGGCCATCTTTTCAAGCTCTTCGTCTGTCGCGCGGGGGAATTTCTTCTTCTGAATAGCTTTCTTGACTTCGAGGTCGAACGTCTCTCCGAGCTGGAGCTTGAACTCTTTCGCTGCTTCGTCTAAATCGTCATTGAGGCTTTGGACTGAGAACTCGCGCGGGTATTGGATCGATCCATCAAATTCTTTCCCTTCCCACGCAGAGAATACGTCCCAGATTTTGTACTCTCCGTCTTCCATGTTCGCTGCCTTGTTAGCTAGCGAGCTGTTGGTCTCATTGAAGTCCCAGGCCTTGCTGACTCCGCTTTGAGGAGTTACTTCCTGGTCTTGCTGGGCTGATCCGCCTTCCAATTTAGCGAGCTGGAATATCTTCCTTACTTGTCTGTCGATATGGTTGAAGTATGTAGCAGCATTATCAGACGGCGGAGAAACATATTGCGGAGCGTTCCTGTTCTCGGGATAAAGAATCGCCTTGCTAACGCCGATTGTCAGCTCGTTGTATTCGTCGCTTGAGCCTTGCACCGCTAAGAACGCGAAAGTCTGGTCTCTTAGAATCTGCCTCAATTCCGAGCATGAATTATAAATGTCGCGCGCTAGAAACGAAATATCAGCGAGATCGCTCACTCCTAAGAATGCTTGGTACATCTTACTCCGTTTAGAGTATACGCAAACTATCGGTACTCTTCCAATCCCGTGAAGTCCGTTAGAAATGAGCTTGAATTCTCGGTCGTATACATACCATTCGTTCCTAGTCCAAAGCTTATAAACAAAATCGCCTTGCTTCTTAGCATCAAAATTATTAAAGTCTGAGTTTGTCTCGATGTCTTCTCGAAGCAGAATCCAATGGGGGCTCCCGAACTTGTCTAGGCTCCAGTTTATTACAGCTAAGGGGCAATAAATAGTCGCGTAAGGGAACGCTCTGCGCTTTATCTGATCTTCGCGAGAGATAATCTCAGTTGATGAGATATTAGGCGAGTCAATCAGCACAAAGCAATGTCCGTATATCTGAGAAGCTTCGGCTACTTGTCGCCTGAATTCTTCGATTGAAGAGTCTTGGTTGTCTACGTTCTGGTTAATCTGCTCAATGGTCTTCTCGATAGAACCGAAATCTTCTCGGATCGCATCTTTGAATAAGTGGTTAGTGTAAATATCAATGACAGGTGCGCAAAAGTTGTAATAATACGACATCCTGACGCGCTGTTGGTAGTCTTCAGCCCGCTCTTTCGGGTGCATGAAAAGATTTCCTGTTACGACATTTGGAAGTACCTCTTTCCCTTCTACGAAAACTTTGAAAAGCCGATCGAGCAAACCCAGGTTAGCGTTCGCGCCAGGCAGATCAGCATTGCAATAATTGCGGCCGCCCTCGTAGCTTTGCAGCAAGAACGCCCAGTAATTCGCGTTGCGCTTGTAGATCAGATGCGGATTTTCAACCATATCTCTAATGCCGTTCATATTTTCAGCCCCTTTATTTCTGCTTTGTTTAGCGAGAATTCTCTTTCAATGAAATATCCGAACGCGTCTGAAGGGTGAGTCAAGCTTTCGTCTTTCTTCTTGTCGATCTGGCAAGTCCCTTTCTTGAATGATACTTGCTCTAAATCTCCAATCAAGTGCTGGCAGCGCGGATGGATCAAAGCGTTGACATCCCCTTTGCTGTTGCAAAGAGTGGCATTTACTGCATTGATGCGGTCTCGCTCTGCCGGATTAGCTAGCGGGATTTTCTTCTTTATTCCGTAATTAGCAAGCTCTTGTTCGATGATCTTCCAGTTCGTGATATTGCTAGTCGTGCTCCGCTGTCGTCCAGTCGCATCCCCGTACAATACAAGGCCAGATTTGTGGATGCTTTGCGGATAGCGCGCCTTAAATTCATTGCAACATTCTTCTGTGTTTGAATTCGGTATGAATATCTCATCAATAACGAACGCCTGCCTAAACCCTTTGCTATTAATCTTGACCTGAGCGAGTACCCAGGCCATTGGGTTGACGTTGAAGTCACAGCAAAGGCAGATAGGATAGCGCGAGTCGTAAACAGCTACGTTAAAGGCAAGGTCTCCAGAGTGCTTGTTGCGGTTGAACGTGTAATACACAGCGCCATCAAATATGACAAACTCTCCGCCAAGCT